GGGGGGGGGGGCACTCAATAACTATCATGTGGCGTTGTACGATGAATCCAACCTCCCGAGAAATCGTACAAACTAGACCGTAGTACACTTGAATGAGTTCAACTGATTTAGGGGGTTTACCGGATGACCTGACGTTTGAGACAATATCTCGCGTTGGCCGTGTTATGCATGAGTTTTTGGGGCGGCAAAAGAAGCCGTTGAGGCATGCTGGGGATTTCCCTGGGATTGCGAATGCGTTAATTCGTTCTGGTGCGATTGTTGATGAGTATGGTTATCAGTTTCTTGAGCTTGATGAGTTGATCTTGATGTTGGAGGTTTCTGGGTATTGGTTTAGGTATGAGACTGAAGCTAGTGGGAATGTTGTGACGATAAACAAGGTTGATTGGTCGGTGTTTCCGCCGCACCGGTTGGAGGATTAGGTGGGTGGTGATGTGGGACATGTCTTATAAGTATGGCATTAGCTTGGCATGTTTTAGGTGTAAGAAAAGGCATACTGAGACGGGTTTGACCTGGGTTAAGGTTAGGGGAGAGATGCGGTTAATATGTGACGCTTGCAAAAAGGGTGAGGACAAATGATTTATGGGTTATTCTATGGTAGAGCATAAATGGAGTGGATTGGAGCATGAGATTAAGGAGACTTTAGGTGTGAAGACGCAGATGGGTGAGGAGATCATCCGGGTAGCGTTGGAGTGCATAGAGTTATTTGATCGGAAGCAGCAGGATTATGGATCGGAGAACATTCTGATATCCGGGGAACTTGGGGTAGCTTGTCGGTTGCAGGACAAGTCGAGTCGGATACGGCATTTATTGGTGAAGCGTTTGAGGGGGGATGGTGCGATTAATTATGAGAGTTTGGAGGATGCACATGTGGATGTGGCGAACATAGGGATGATTGGGGTTTTATTGAGCCGAGGATTGTGGAAGTAAGCAGGACAAAAAATGTCTTAGCCAAGACAAAAAATGTCTTCGCCTGAAGGAATTGATTACTTCCAGAAAAAGCAAAAAGTAAGAAAATGCCGCACCAGTAGCGAAGGTACCAATGCGGCATGTTGTGACTGCGAAAGTGACTAAACAATCGCAGTTGCTAATGTAATGGCAATTTTGAGTGGTGTCAAGGGTATTTCGTTTTTAATAGACGGTAATTAGAGAGTGGACCTGTTCAAAGGGGTCATTGCGATCATGGCAATCGAAGCAATTGACAAAGAGGACTGTTTCTTTTCTGCCGTAGGGGAAGCTTATTTCGGCATACCCTTCTTTTCCTTCGTATGGTGACCAGAATGGGTATTCATAGCTTTGGGCATAAATCACCGGAACTCCTATTAGGTTGAGGGATTCTATTGTTCTTGAGTTAGCTTGGCATGCGCCCTTTTGGCCGGCTAATTTCGCCCTTGCGAGGGTGCTTGCCAGCAGGGATACGAGGATTGAGATGATGCTGATGACGACCAGCAGTTCGGCTAGGGTGAAGGATTCTTTCATTTTAAGGGTTAAATTCTTTGAGGACCGGTTTAGCGTTGTATCGGGGTTTATGGCATTGATGGCAGTTAGCTTCCTGGGGGATGATGATGATTAGTTTTCCGGTGTCGGAATATTGCATGGCATAGGATCTCAGGGTGACCCTGCAAGAGACCTTTTGGGCGTGTATTCTGGCTTTAGACACACCTGCCAGCAGGAGGGAGACCAGGATTGAGATGATGCTGATGACCAGGAGGAGTTCGACCAGGGAGACCCCGGTTTTCATTTCCTCGAACGATTCCTGGATTTGGAGATCATTCTCAGGTTGCTGAGTCGGTTATCCAGTGGGTTACGGTTTTTATGGTCTACGTCCTTGCCGTCACCTTTGGATGCCGCACCGTTGCGGGTCATTGCCCTTCTGGCAGCGTTCCTGGAGGCGCGGTTCTTCTTTTGGGTGGGTTTAGAGTGATACTTTGCGTATTCTTTCTTGTAATCTCTCATTTGATTCTTTGAATATCGTTCCTTCAATTTCAAGGGATTTCCGGGTATAGCTCCCTTTACCCTTTTTCGGGGCATGGGTGCGGGAACCCGTGTTCCAGGGGATCCTGCATCTTGGTTTAGGAATCTTCCTCATGTCGTCTTGAAGAACAGTAGCAGGACTCGGCGGTTTCCAGAATAGGGTTCGACCATATGTAGTTGTGGTTCATTATGGGCACCGGAAGAGTAGAAGACTGCTGAGAGGTAGTGGTCTTCCCTATGTTCTTCTGGTGGATCGTCGAACTTGAAGGTGCCCCCGGAGAAGGTGGATGGGTCGGTGAGGAGCACTGAAGCTGTGTAGCCGCACCAAGCCATGTGATTTCTGGTGAATTTACCGTTTTGCTCTTTGCACCCGTCATAGTGCCATTTGTGCCCCTGGTCCCAGTTTGTTTCTACCCTCCAGTATGAGGGTTTGTTTAAGATGGGAGTTTCTTTTGAGTGAGAGAAGAGCTTTTCTGCTATGGAGTTGATTTCCGGTCTGTCCCAGATGGTATTGGACCTATTGGATGTGATGGAGGAGATCTTTTCTGCGGTATCCGGGGTAATGATGTTAGGAATTAGCATTCTCATAATGTTTTTCCGCACCCCCCTGCTTACCTTTACTCTAGGAACTTAGTGTTACTAGAACTCAGGAGAATGTCTCCGTTCCCTTTGGGCAAAGCGAAGCTTTTACCCTGTCTAAGCCGAATAACTTCCGTTCCCTTCGGTATAAAGCTACGCTTTATGACCCATGATGCCTTATAGGTTCAGGAGGGATGAACCTCGGCAGAGCACTTACCCTCACCCGCAGTTTTACCTGCTTTCCCGGTTGTCAAGCTTCGAGGAGACATTGCCGGCTCGTAGTTATTCAACTCGCACCCCTAACGCGGTGCATCTCCTGGAGGACGGGAAGTCTACCAGGACTCGGCGGTGCAGACCCGCATACTTACGGGAAGAAATTTAGCACTACTTGGATGTGGCGCAAGGGGTTTTTTGAAGAAAAGGAAAAAAGATGCGATTTAGGTTAAATCGGTGGGGAGTGATGGATAGCAAATTTTTTTTCCAAAAAACGGTTGACGCACCTCTTATAACGTACTACGGTAGTGCGCCTACGAACAGGGAGCGTAGAGTTTCTAGTTGTTTTATTAATGAAGACTAAGTTCGGGAATATCCCAGTAAGTTTCAGACCAACTGTAAAGGTAATGGGGTTAATCAAGGAGCAGGTTAAGAAGACCGGCAAGACGACGACCAGGGTGATTGAAGACTGCATCGAAAAGGTGCTGGGGAATGGATGAATGGCTAGACCTTGTTGGTTCGATAATTCGCCAAGCTGCCCTGGACTACCGTCTGGCAGTCAAGAAGGGCTATATAGCCAATGGCAGGTTTGTGAAGTGGAGGGCGGATGCTTGGATGTCGCACCCGGATACCGTTACGAGTGCTCTGACGTTTTGGCACCGGGGCGGGTTGGAGGATCTTTGTGAGTATCTTCCGGTTGAGCCAAGTTATGTACGAAAGAAATATGAAATTTCCAGGGATGTCTGACTTGGTGGGTACCTTCCAGCAGTCTGTTTCTGGACCCCCTTCCCGTGAGTGCGGATCAAGGGGGATTTTTTGCGGTGACACAGGGGTTAATGCGCTGGGTTTTCTTGGTCTTCCCCCGGCACACTTGTCGCTGCGCCCCTCCTCCAAAACATGGGTGTTTGATTTGGTGCACCCGCATGTTGGGGAGGGGCAATTACTTTATAGGAACTTAAACCAACCAACCCGGGCTCCAAGTCCGCCACCCATCGGGCGGCATTCTTTGTGCAATAATTCTCAACCACTTCTAGACCCGGGACGGTTGGTGATTTTAAACAGATGGTAATCGAAAGCACAGACAGCGATGTTATCAATGACGGGTTCGTTTACTTTGTCCTAGACGGATTCAAGCCATCCGCAAAGTTGGGCGGCGATTGGGACGAGCGTTCCTACGTTAAAATCGGTTACTCCAAAAACCCAGAAGAACGACTCAGCGCACTCCAAACCGCTACACCGGAAAGATTGGACTTGATGGGATACATTCCCGGCAACCCAGACACCGAGAAACAGTTCCACACACTGTTCGGTCATCTCAGGCACAAAGGCGAATGGTTTGCTCTAACGCGCCAACTCTACACCTGCATCAACCAGTTTGAACTGATCGAACATCATTGGGAACATAAACCAGCGTTCAAGCCGCAAAAGCGGGAACATAAACTCAGCGATGAGCAGGTAGCCGATTACATGGATGCGCTTTACGCTCCTCACCCCGGAATCTGGTATAAAGCTAGATCAACCCGAGTCGATGCGTTCGGTTTACTGATCCAACCAGGCGAACACTTCCTCGACGCTTGCGGCCACGAAGTCCACGAAACAAACGTCGATCTCATCGCCTATCTGTTCCTCGAACGCACCAACCTTCGCTTCCCCGACAGACTTCCAAGAGAGTTGTTTCGATACGGAAAACAGATGGAGGCACAAGTGAGTTTTGAACCTATATAGATAATGGAATTGATTAAGGAGAGTACGCTTGCCGAGAAAACGGCAATTAACCGGGACATCATAGTGCGGCACCGGCAGAAGAAGCTTGAGTACCCCGGTGATTGGCGAAAGGACGGCAGGGAGATTGTTTACACCCCGAATGGCGTGAAGCAGATGATGCGGATCCTCGGGATGGAAAGTCAGAAGGTTGAGGAACCACCTGCCCTTGAGATCGAGGAGGCATTTGTGGTGCGGCATAATTTTCCCAACTACAAGGTGATACTCTGCGAAAGAACTAATGGAGAGATGGTGCATGTGCGTGTGTCGCACAACCGGAATTTCAAAGCAAAAATGGCGAATGGAGAACGCATGAAGGTTCCCATTAGGTTGGATGGCAAGACATGGACCTTTGCCGGCGGCAGGACACCCAGATTCCCAGGTAAGTGGTAGAGCAAGATGTGGATTCGCAATTTCATAAACGAACAGAAACTTACCGAAGAGATTCGGAAGCTCATGCGGGAGATAGGTGTCAAAAGCCCCAGAGTCCCAAAGGAATTAAAAAACCAAGTCATTGAAGATATGCAGTTGATGGGGTCGGTTGCTGTAAGGAGACACTACCGGGAGGAGAAGCATAATCCTCCAACTGAGCAGGAGAGTCCTTTCTAATGGGGAAGTTTTCCAGAGAGAAGGGCAAGCGCGGGGAGCGGATGTTTAGGGATTGGTTGCGCGATCTCGGTTGGACCTCTGCGAAGAGAGGTGTCCAGTACAACGGACTAGGTGGTGCGGATGTGGTCTGCAAGGAGTTGGATGATGTGATGATGTTTGAGGTTAAGAATGTTGAGAGACTTTCGATCCCGGACGCTTGCGATCAAGCGGTGCGGGACGCAAAGGGAAAGATTGCGGTGGTTGCCCATAAGAGAAACAACCATCCTTGGAGATTTTATTTGGACGAGGAGAGCTTCGGGAAGCTCTTACAGTTAGCTGTATGACCAGAATGATTTTGTCTCCCCCAGAAATTCTATGTGCAAAGTTGCTGGCGATCACTCGTCAGTCCATGAAGTTCGGCACCAGGACAAGTAATGCCCGGGTGTCCACGAAAGACGATGTACAAGTGAATTATGAGGGAGCACTTGGAGAGGTTGCGGTAAGCAAGTTATTAAATTTAGACCTTCAAGCTGAAGGTTACACTAAGGGGGACGGCGGCATCGACATGGTGTGCGGTAGCACATCGATTGATGTGAAGTGGTCAACCACTGGGGAGCTTTATTTCAATAAACCTATGGTAGCGGACATAGCGGTGATGACTGCACCCGGGACCGATTACTATGTTGTCAACATTATGGGATGGATTGAGAAAGATGAATTTAACAGGAGATGTTTCTCCCAGAAGTATGGGGGTTACAGACCTGTCAAAGCGGTTAGGTTAGACCAGTTAAGGAAACCAGATACACTAGAAAAATGGATAAAAAAACAAAAGAACTAGATCCCTTCCGAGAGGTTTGGGAAACATTAAGTCAGGTAGATTGCTCCGCATTTGCGGAAAAGAAGATGGGGTTAACCTATCTATCATGGGCATGGGCATGGGGCATCCTTATGGATCATTTCCCGGACGCCCAGTTTGAGGTGGTTTATTTTTTGAAGCCAGATTCTCCCTCGGAGATTATCGAAGACGGCGGGATTGTCACAAAGCTTACTGCGCGAAAGTTCCCCTACGAGATTCACCCGGACGGAACGGTGACGGTTTGGGTTAAGGTTTTTGTTCATGGCGTGCGGAGAAAGATGTGGTTGCCGGTCATGGACCACCGCAATAATGCAGTGAAGGATCCCAACGCGAGACAGATTAGTGACACAACGATGCGGTGCCTTGTGAAGTGTTTGGCACTCTTCGGTCTAGGGCACTACATTTATGCGGGAGAAGATTTACCACCGGGCGAAAGAGATGCAACGCCGACAGCGGTTCCTGCTGTTATTCCTGCAAAATCCACACTTGCTCATGTTCTGAAGGGCTGGGAGGACAAGGCAAACATGTACATGATCAAGCTAAGGTGGATTAAGAAGGGCCAAACCTGGAAGGACATCACTGACGACCAAGCTCAAAAGGTCGTCGATAAGAAGGATTCCTTTAAGGAAAAAGCCGAGGAGCATGCAGCATCACGCAACTAGATCCCCATCTAGTGGGCCGGCCCATCTCAAGTGCGGTGGTTACGCTAGTGCTGGGGGGGACTCTCCTGCCACGCTCAAGGGCAATCGCGCCCATGAGCATTTAGAGCAATTATGCTCAGGGCAGGAGATAACCTCCCCGGTACCGGCAGACGAGTTGCCCGGTGTCCTTTGGGCACACGAATATGTAAAGGACAACTTCGATATGAAAGCCCTCCGGTGCGAGGAGATGGTGCACATTTATGACGACTCAGGAGGAGAACTTAGCTTTGGAACCAATGACTTATTTGACGGTGAACAGATCGGAGACTTTAAGACCGGCCAGGTGCGGGAGTACAAACCCCAGATGGCATATTACGCTGCCGGCAGAATGCAGCAAACCGGAAAGAAGGAAATGCGAGTGCATGAGATCTATACGGAGCATAGGTGGGGAAAGGTCTACATCCTCTCATACGATGAGGCGTGGTCCATCATTGATCAAATTACGGAAAACAAAAAAACAGGAAAACTTAGTCCAAATGAATACTGCACTTGGTGTGCCCACAGTGGGGTTTGTACTGCTCTTTCAAAAATAGCTATGAATGCATTAGAAAAAATAAGCCCGGAATCAAAACTGAAGACTTATGACTTCACTAAACTCAAGACACCAGAGGACAAGGGGAAAGCATACAGTTTGTGCAAGTTGCTTGAGGATTGGATTGCCGGCGTAAAGAAAGTTGTAACTAAATCGGTTATTGAGGAGGGGGAAGATGTTCCTGGGGTCAGGACCGTTACCCGTTCCGGTGATCCTGGAATTGAAGATATCCCCGCTGCCTTTGCCAGGATGGACCTTGGGCAGGATGAGTTTTTGCGAGCATGCACGGTAAGCATCTCTAAGCTTACCAAAGAGTATAAAAAGAAATTTAACCTCACGGGTAAAGAGGCATCCCAGGAGGTTGCAAACAGGTTGGAGTGTCTCATTAAGCGTAAACCAGAAACAAAATATATAAGAAGGAAATAAAGTGCCTAAAATAACGATAACAAAAGAATCAGATGATCGACCGAAACGCGAACTATTGCCGCCGGGAGATTATGAGCTTGAAATAATAGACCATGAGTTTGGGGTCACTCAAAAGGGCGACGACAAATTGACCCTGACACTGAGTGACCCCAACACGGGAAACTACATCTGGTGCAACCTTATGTTCACCGCTAAAACCGATTGGAAGGTGAAGAGCTTGCTCAAGTCACTGGGTGTTGGGAAAGAGGGGGCCGAGGTGGATGTCAATGATGAGATGTGCAGTCGCATGAAGGGCACCAAGGTTTGGGCTAATGTATCCATAGAGGAGTATAATGGAAACAGAAGCAACCGGATTGCGAGGTTCTTGACAGAAAAACCTTCATCTGGAGACGATTCGGAGTTTGAATGAACTCCGATTTGAGGGGGGGCAAATTGCTCCCCCTTGTTGATTTGGAAGAAAAACAGCAGCAGACCGCATTTGCAAATGACCTGGAAGCATTAGTCGAACGATACCAAAGCGAGTTCGACATGACTTTTGCCTCTATGGCAGGGGTGCTGTTTTGTTTCGCAACCCGGACGGTCCTTGACTCTTATATGAGCAGGGTAGCCACGACCGTTCTTGAGGATTGGGAATTAGTTGATGACGATGAATACGAAGACGATGAATACGAAGACGATGATGATGACGAGGGAGAAGAGTGGAAATCTTCCGATAGTGGTAAGTGATTATTTAGCAGCAGGGTCAGCACAAGGAGAAAGAAACCACACGCTTTTTAAGGTCGCATGTCAACTAAGAGACTGCGGCTTTTCGCTTTCAGAATCCACCTCACTGCTTGAGGGGCGAGCGATGCAGGATGGTCTAGCCGCTGGCGAGCTTGCAAAGACAATTCAGTCTGCCTTTACCAGAGTTGCCCGGGAACCCGGGGTAAAGAAAAGCGGTATCCGGGTCAAGTTTAAGAAAATGAATTTACCAAGCGGGATTGAAAACCCGGTGCCCAAGCTATTGAGTGCGGCATTTGAACCCGGCGAAAAGGTCAGGATTGTTTTTGGGCCAACCATAAGCCGGGGGGAATTAGTGCAGGGCGACAACCTTAACGGGTACACCGAAAAGATTGCTGCCGCCGAGATGGGTGCCTGGATTTGCATCAATCCCCTTTCCAGGGGGATTAAGGATGAGCATGTAACCGCTTTCAGACACTGCCTTGTCGAGTTTGACGAGGGAGATGTTGCAGACCAGTACAAGAAGATCATTTCTACTAACCTGCCAATTACGGCGATTATCTATTCCGGGGCCAAGAGCGTCCATGCCTGGGTGCGGGTGGACGCCAGGGACCGCAAGCAATATGACGAGAGGGTTGCCAAGGTCTATGAGGAATTTCCAGGATTAGATTCCGGGAACAAGAATCCAGGCAGACTCAGCCGGCTACCAGGTGCTCTTCGGGATGGCAGGAGGCAAAGATTGCTAAAACTCCATCACGGTGCGGATTCATGGGAATCCTACCAAGAGATGGTCAAGTGCAAGTCAATTGGCCAAGCGTTCTCATTCAACCAACTACTGGATTTCAATTCCGACTCGGATCCGAATACCGTGCTTGGAGATCGTTGGTTGTGCCGGGGTCATTTCGGGATGATTGTCGGCGCAAGTGGGCTTGGGAAAAGTAGTCTTATTATGCAAGCGAGCATTCTCTGGGGCTTGGGCAGAGAGGCGTTTGGGGTGGACCCGGCAAGACCGTTGAAGATTGTTCTTGTGCAAGCCGAGAACGACATGGGTGATTTATCAGAGGAGGTTCGAGGAATTGTTCAGAGATTGGGGTTGAGCGGAGATGAGTTGAAGGTGGTCAACCGGAACTGCCGCTTTATCACCGATGCCGTTAATGTGGGGCAGAAGTTTATAGACATGGCAGACGGGGTTCTGGATGTCTACGAACCGGACTTGTTTATTATTGATCCACTGCTTCATTACATTGGCAGGGACGTTAGCTCCCAGCAGTCGGTTAGCGAGTTTGTGCGGCACGGCATAGGAGGTTTGGCGAAGCACTACGGGACCGTATTTATTGCGATGCACCATACCGGCAAACCTCCGAGTGACAACAACTCAAGGTCGAACTGGTCCAATCGCGACCTGAGCTACCTGGCGACAGGGTCGAGCGATCTGGTAAACTTTTCCCGCGCAGTTGCGGTGCTCCGGGAGCAGTACGGTGTGTTTGAACTGAACTTCACCAAGAGAGGAGAACGGGTGAAGCAAAAGACGCTTTACCTAAAACATGCGGACGATTGCATATTTTGGGAACCGACAAAGATATACGCTTAGACCCCGAGGGTGAGGGGAAAGAGAAAAAGCTATTCAAACAGACCCCCCATCCCTACTACCCAAGTCTTGAGGATGATGTTATTAAGATCCTTGTCGATAAGCGTGGGGAGGATCACGTTGTTGATCTAATAAAGAAACGGGAAAAGTCGATTGCCCATAGTCTTATCGATCCGCTCAATGCGGGGTTTGAGTTGGACCCGTGGAAGGATGCCCGGGAGTTATTCAGCGAGAGTGATGAGCTTTTGATCCTTGGGGGGAATCGCGCTGGCAAGACTGAGTTTGCGGCGAAACTGGCAGTCGAGACTCTTGTCAAAAAGCCGAAGTCGGTGGTCTGGTGCCTTCACTCTTCTCTGCCATCTTCGGTTGAGATACAACAGCCGATTATCCGAAAGTATTTGCCCCCCTCCTGGAGAGATGTTGGAAAGAAGGGTTCGACTACCAACATATCCTGGACTGACAAGAACGGATTTTCTGACCAGGTGTTTGTCACACCACAGGGGAGCAGGTGCCGCTTTCTTAACTACACCCAGAACATCTCAGTGCTTGAGGGCGGCGAGTGCGACCTAATCTGGGCAGACGAGTTGATCCCGCTTGAGTTTCTACAAACCTTGCGGTTCCGGGTTACAACCCGCTTCGGAAAGATCGTGATTACCTTCACCCCGGTGCGCGGATATTCTCCAGTGGTCAAGGAGTTCATCTCTGGGGCAAGAACGGTAAAGAGTCTCCCTGCCCCATTGCTTGAGCAGGAAGCTATCCATGTCCAGGGATGCCCCCCTGGAGAGATGCCCTACATCATGCAACCCTTCCGCAAGAATGCCCGGGTGATCTCATTCCACGGCAGCATGAACCCGTTTGGGGGGTTTGAGCAGGTTGTCAAGATGCTCGAAAACAAACCCACTACCGACATTAAGATCCGGGCATATGGGTGGGCAGATAAGATGGATGGCGGGGTTTTCAATAGGTTCGACGATAAGGTGCATGTGGTCAAACCGGACAAGATCCCCAAGAAAGGCACCCGATTTTTGACCTGCGACCCTGCCGGGAATAAGAACTGGTTTCTCAAGTGGCATTTAATCGATGACATAGGGAGAGTGTTTCTTTACCGGGAATGGCCAGATTTTAAGACATATGGGGAATGGACCCTGCCAGGGAATAAACCGGATGGAATTGCCGGCCCAGCCCAGACCAGCGGGATGGGAAAAAGCATCCTGGCATACAAAAAACTTATTCTTGAAGCCGAGGGCTGGGTGTACGATGACGAGATTGGGGTTTGGTTAGGCACCAAATCCGAGAAAATTTATGAAAGACTGATCGATCCTCGGTTTGGGGGTGCGAATGTTCCGAGCATTGAGGAGGGTACGAATATCATTACCCTCATGGAGGAGGAACAGAAGAACAAGGAAGGACATGTGACGGGTCCATCAATGATCTTTATCCCTGCTCCAGGCACCAACATTGAAGAGGGCATCCAGTTGATCAATGATTATCTTGACTATAATGATGAATCGGAAGTAAACGCAATGAACTGTCCACGCTATTATATTAGCGAGGATTGTCAGCAAACAATCTATGCTATGATGGAATACACTGGAAGAGATGGTTTACGGGGAGCAATGAAGGATGTGGTTGATTGCGACAGGTATCTATTCAAGCGGGGACCAATTCCAATGAATGATGTTATGATGACGGCAACCGGCGGGGACCAGCATGGAGTTTAACGATTTACCACTGACACTGACTGTTGGTTCAACAGAGAAAATTTTAGGTTTAGACTGCCGCCGATTGCGGGAGTTAGAAAAAGTGGGACTTCTGGTGACCTTGCCCATGTATAAGAGGAAGCGAAGGTACACTAGAGAATCAGTTAGAAAATTTCTCCGGCTTGGACCGGAAGGGACAAAAGTTAGGGCTATATAATGGCAACAAAAAAAGTAAATATTAACGAGTTGGCAAAGGAGTTGAACCAAGCCGCGATTCGCACGAATGATTATATGAATCGCAGCGAGTTGAACTCCGATGCGCGATACAATCGCTGGGGAGGACAGTCTCAGGATGGCAGGAAATGGAAAGAGAATGTGGGCTTCAACCCTGTTCCATTTGACGGATGCAGTGACAGCAAGGTGCCATTGGTGGACACTTATATTAACGAGGATGTGGATCTTTTGATGACCTCCTTGAGGAACATGCAACTAAGTGCGGCACCGCTGGAAAGCAATGATGCTGAACAAGCGAATTTGACCACCAATCTTCTCCGGTATGCGAGTAACAATGCAATCGATGAGTTTTTCGCTGAAGCAGAGTTGTGCGCGAACACGATGTTGGAGAACGGACTTTCGGTGATGGGCGTTTTCTGGGAAAGAGAGCAAACCCTGACCTATGAAGAGATTGACTTGGAGCAAATTACGGCAATTGCCCAGCAGCAACCAGAGTTTGCGGAAGCTGCCCAAATTATCCTGGACCCAGCACGGGAAGATGAAGCGATTGAAATGGGAAGGAAGCTTCTCCCGGACGCTTCGCAGAAGGTGCTGCGTAAGATCGTTACCGATTTAAGAGAAACAGGTTCCGCTCAATACCCCAGCCCAATGACAACGATGGACCGACCCACCTTGGTCAGTCTCCGGGTTGGAGAGGACTTCTTTGTCCCGCTGGACACAACTGAGTTGCAACGCGCCAGGATGTGCTTTTACCGGGAGTTTATGACCGCTGAACAGTTGAGGGATGCGGTCAACTCTCGGGATTGGGATAAAAAGTGGGTGGATACTATCATTGATAAAGCCAAGGGGATGACGATGACAATTACCAGGGATGGGCAGACACCTCGTTCAGGGGCGAAGTCGAACCGGATGTACATGGATACCTCTGAGGTTTACGAGGTTGTTCATTGCTACGAGAGGAAAAGCGATGAGTACGGTGTGCCGGGTATATGGTATACGGTCTTTAGCCCACATGCTCAGTCGGACACTCACGGCAATGACATTTGTGCAACCTACGAGTTGCTGGATTATGCCAACGGGGGCATGTATCCGTTTGTCCTTTTCCGCAGAGAGTTCCTGAGCCGGCGCATGGACGATAGCCGGGGTTATGGGGAGGTTGCCTACACTTGGCAGCGGCAGATCAAGCAGGAGTGGGATGGTCGCGTAGACCGGAGCTTCCTGGCTACGATCCCTCCGATATTCCATCCCCCAGGAAGACCTCCCACTAAGTGGGGGCCGGGAGTACTCATCCCCCGGGTGCGGTCTGATGATTATCAGTTTGCCGACCAACCCAACTGGGACTTCGGAAGCAAAGAGATAGAGGACTCAATTAGGGAAACTGCCGACAGGTATTTCGGCAGACCGGTTTCCCAGGAGAACAAGACACATGCGATGATGCGCCAACAGAACATGGTTTCCCGTTGGCTCAATTGTTGGAAGATGGTCTTTGAACAAGTTCTGGCACTGTACCAGCAGTTCGCGCCAGAGGAGTTCCTAGTGCGGGTTGTGGGCAGCGACAAAGCCCAAGCTTTGGCAATGTCAAGAGATGACATACAAGGTCAATACGACATTATCCTTAATTTCCAGGTAGCAAACACCGACATGGAACTGCTCAGGGGCAAGTTGGATCTTCTGAAGGTCATTGTGGGAGAGTTTGACATCAATGGAGTTGTGGATCGTACCGAGTTGATGAGTGTGGTCTTCAGCTACCTGGATCCGATTCTTGGTGAGAGACTCATGCGCCCCGCCGAGAATGCAGAACAGCAACAGGTTGATGACGAGAAGACATCCTTTGCTAAGATATTTGCGGGGGTTGAGGATG